AAATGAGGATAGATACGTATCTAGTGCTGATAGCCTTTGTAAGTTAGATAGAAACTCAACAGCTTCTGTCATGTTTCTATTTTTTGCTATGTTTTGTAGTAAACTTAAATTTACTTTGTTTACTTTAAATCCATTAGCACTTACCCATTTAGCAGATGGTGCATTAAACTTTAATCCAGCAACCTTATCTGTATTTAAAAACTTATATCCTAGTGTAGAACAATCGTGACATTTACTTTGATTAGCATAAGGTAAACCATTCTTTTTAGTTTTTCTTATGTGTCCTTTTCCATTACAAGAATTACATTTTATAGCTTTTGTTTTAAATAGAATAGAAGATTTTTCTTTAACTGTTTTGTTAAAATCTGTCTTGCTCATATATGGTGTAAAACTATTTGCCCACAATTCTTTTTGTATTGGCTTTCTGCTGTACACAACCCATGACATCTGCTCTGGACTATTAAGATTTATTGGTGTGTCTCCCATGAGTTCTTTAACATACCTAGAAAGCTTCTTCGATACTTCATTCTTCTCTTGTACAAACTGTTGTTTAACTTCTTGTAAAGAATCCATATCAACACTGAAACCATGCCTATATATATTAGCCAATGTAAGGGCAACTTTGTTTGTAAGTAAAACAGTATTATAAATACCATTATTATTCTTTTCTTGTAGTTTCTTATGTATCTCATTGTATAACTCCTGTGTTGCATGTAAGTCAGCAGATAAATATTCTGCAAGTTCTTTAGGTGGTACTTCAGACATAAGTGTTCCATTCTTAAAATACTCTTTCATTGTACTTTGTTTTTTGGTTTCTAGATTATATCTTTCTGCACATGCTTCCAAAGACAGTGGTTGTTTTTGTCCACGTTGTAATATGTACTCACCTAACATAGTATCAAAAATCTCACCATCATAAGTAAAGTTAGACTCCCAAAGCCACATTAAATCGTGTACTATATTGTGACCAATTAACATGGTAGCACTATCTAATAATGATTGTATTTTTTCTACCCATACAGTTTGTTCATCTGTGTCTGTTCTAAACAAATACTCATTACCTTTATCTGTAAGTATGCCAACCATAACTAATTTATTATCAGCTTCAAAGGGGTCCATGTGTATTTTACCACCTCTTTTTAAGACATCATTCTCTACATCAATTGTTAGTTTCATTATTTTCTCCTAATATATATTTGTTTACAAAATGGTCTATATCTTCTTTATGTAAATACCATTTATTTTTATTTTTAATTCTCCATTTATTATTA